GAATCAGGCTGTTGAAAAGAGTTATCTATCCAGCAAGGGACAATTAGAACGTTTTGAAGAAAACAAAAAAGGTAGAATCGATACATTAGCTAATAGAATTGCAGAAAATATTGTTAAGATAGATAATTTTACAAAGCAAATAGTTACGTTGCCTGATAATGTTGATACTCTTATTGCAGATAAGCTTAATACTCTTAATAATGAATTAACTGATATTCAAAAAGATCGTCGAGAAGCTGATAGAGTAGTAACAGTTTTAAAAACAAATATTAACTTGCTAGAAAAGCAGCTTAAAGAAATAGAAAAAGATGGAGCAAGCTGTACAACATGTAAGCGTCCGTTTCCAGAAGACGATATAAAGCATAAAGAACAAAACAAAAAAGAAATTAATAAGCAGCTTGAGGAGCTTTCTAACGAAAAGTTTACTGCTGAAACTGTAGCTGAGAAGTTTGAATCTAACGAAGACAATAAAAGAACTGAGATAAGAGCTGTAGAGACAAAAAGGGAAGGAATTAGCAAAATTAAATCTACTAATGATGCTCTACAGACTAAGATTGTTTTTCTCACTGATAGCAATAACGATTTACTGTTAGAGCAACAAGATATAGCTTACGAAACAAATGCAGAATTAGAGCAAACGGTTCAAGAGCTTGAAACAGAGTACAACGACAATAAAACACAAATTGAAAAACTAGATAATGATTTATCTGTACTTGAGTGTGTTAAGTTTGTAGTATCAGAAGAAGGAGTAAAATCATATATTGTTAAGAAAATTCTTAAAGTTCTTAATTCTAGACTTGCTTACTATTTACAAGTACTTGAAGCGAATTGTCTTTGTCAGTTTAATGAGTATTTTGATGAAACTATTACCGATGAAAAGGGCGGTGAAAAATCTTACTTTAATTTTAGCGGAGGAGAACGTAAGCGTATTGATTTAGCATGTCTCTTTGCTTTCTTAGATATTCGTAGAATGCAAGGTGATGTTCACTTTAGTACAATCTTTTATGATGAGTTATTAGATTCATCTTTAGATGATAAGGGTGTTGAACTAGTAGTTAATATTTTAAGAGAGCGTTCTGAAAAACATAACGAGAGCAGTTATATTATTACCCATCGAGGAGTCGCCTTTACTGGTAAGGTAAATAATACAATTGTGCTGGAAAAAAGAAACAACTTTACATATTTATTATAACACATGAGCAATCTACTTTCTCACTATTCAGGTATAGCACATAATATCGGAGCACCTATTGGTCTCCCACCAGGAATTCCTAGCACATGTCAGGTATTTCCGTTACCTCCTAGTATGTCCTTACCTCCTCCAGAGATTCCCGGACAAGGACTTCCTAGAGCATTAAACTACTTAGCTGATTATGGTGGTTGTAGCTGGTATCGTTGCATGGCACCAAACATGATGCTTAATCTTTATAATAAGGCTGTTGTAATTGAATCAACCACAATGGTACTCGATCCAAGATATTATCAGGGTTTAGCTGCAGTTAAGATTCAGCGTCAGGCAACACCTCAACAGAGAGAGTTTGTAGCGTTCCTTAAACAGATTCAAAATGATTGCGGATTTAAGTTAATTTACGAAATTGACGATATTGTCTTTAGAGAAGATATCCCTGATTTTAATCGTAATAAGGATGCGTTTACATCTGATGAAATTCGTAATAGCATCATGGACATTATGAACATGTGTGACGAAATTACTGTCACATGTCCGTTCATGCGTGATTACTTCAGAGAGAAGACAGGAAATAATAATGTAACAGTAATTCCAAATTACTTGCTCAAGTGGTGGTTTGACCGTTATTATAATATCAGTGAACTTGTAAAAGCATACGATAGAAATCAAAAGAAGCCTATTATTTCCATCTTTGCTTCAGGTACTCACGTAGACGTAACTAATAGAACTGGTCAGAATGATGACTTCGCTGCAGTTATAGACGCTGTTATTAAGACTCGTAAAAATTATAAGTGGCAGTTCTACGGTTGCTACCCACTTCCGTTAAAGCCGTTTATTGATTCTGGTGAAATCTTGTTTAGAGATTGGACACAGCTTCCTGACTTCCCAGGCGCTATGGCTAGCTCAGGTACTCAATTAACATTTGCTGCTTTACAGGACAATAACTTTAATAGAGCCAAGAGTAACATTAAGCTTATTGAAGCCGGGGCACTAGGATTACCTTGCGTATGTCCAGATATGGTAACATATAAAGATGCTACTCTCAAGTATAAGACCGGTGACGAGTTTATTGATCAGATCAAATACGCTCTTAAGGATCACGATCGTTATACCCGACTTTGTAAGCAAGCTCGTAGGTACTCTGAAGGTTTCTGGCTTGAAGATGAAAAGAATCTTAACAAGCATTTAGAAGCTTATACAACGCCTTACGGCTCTCCAGATAGAAAGTATCTTAAGGAGTGTAATTAATTAGCTTGACCTGTCGAGTAGATCGTATAGAATATAGGTGTGTATAGAAACGCATCTTATAATCCTAAAGATAGTACGATATATCTTCGTACCTGGTCAGAAGACGGTGATCGTATAGATACCGAAATTCCGTTCTCACCCTTCTTGTACACAGAAAAGGAAGGTGCTGAGGACGGAGTATCTATTTTTAAGACTCCTCTAAGAAAACATATCTTTCGTAATTCATTTGAACGTAATAGATTTGTAGACGATACAAAAAACTCTCGTTTGTTTGGTAATCTACCAGTAGATCAGCAATTTCTTATTGAGATGTTCAATGCTGAGGTAGATAAGGTTGAGTTTAGTAAGCATCCTCTAAAGGTTTACTTTATCGATATTGAAACATATTCTCCAAATGAGTTTCCTATTCCAAAGATTGCTAAAGACCCTGTAACACTTATTACTATTCTCGATACTATTACAGGTAAGATTCATACCTGGGGTTTGAAGAATGATTATAAACCTACACTAGATAATGTTACGTATTATAAATGTAAAGACGAGAGTGATCTCTTTGAAAGGTTTGTAAATTTCTGGAAGAAGGATCCGCCAGATATTCTTACTGGTTGGAATACTGAACAGTTTGACGTTCCTTATATTATTAACCGCGCTAAGAACCTTTTAGGAGAGGAGTTCGTTAAGCAACTATCACCAGTAGGACAAGTAGTATATAGAGAAAGCTTTCAAAAGTTCGGTAAGGATATTGGTCGTTGGTATATTGCCGGGGTTAGTTGCTTGGATTACATGGAAATCTATAAGACGTATTCAAAAGGTGATAGAGAATCATATTCTTTGAATTATATTGCTGAATATGAACTCAACGAAGGAAAGCTAGCTATTAACGCTACTAATCTTTCTACACTTGCTGATACTGATTGGAGTAATTTCGTTGATTATAATATTCAAGACGTAGACCTTCTTCGTAAGCTTGAAGATAAACTTAACTATCTAAAGATTATTCGTTTGCTTGCTTATAAGGGATGTACAAATTTCGAAAGAGCACTCGGTAAAGTATCGATTGTAACCGGTGCAATGTCCCTGCAAGCTCGTAAACAAGGCTTTGTTATTCCTACGTTTAAGAATGAAACTACACGAGAAGCGTTAGAAGGTGGTTACGTGAGAGAGCCCGTTAGAGGCCTCAAGGACGCTATTGTAAGCTTTGACGTTAACTCTCTATACCCTAATACAATTATTACTCTGAATATCTCTTCAGAAACTAAGCTTGGTAGAATTGTTACCGGAGATGTAGAGGTTGATAAAGAGATTGAAATTAAACTCGTTAACGGAGGTATGTTTAAAATCGCCGTTAGTAAGCTAAAAGATTTTCTTAAGAAGGAAAACGTAGCTTTATCAAAAGCTGGTGTACTTTATTCTCAAAAGTTTAAAGGTGTTTGTCCGAATTTGATTAATAGCATTTACGATGAACGTGTAAATGCTCGTAAGCAAATGATTGATCTTAAGAAATCAAAGAAGAAGGATAAAGAAACTACAGCTGCTATTCAATACTTTGATACACTACAATATACCTTAAAGATTCTTCTTAACTCTATTTACGGTACGTTTGCTAACAAGCATTCAGCGTTTATGGATATTGATAATGCTTCATCCATTACTCTTACTGGGCAAGCTGTAGCAAAGGCAGGTGGTAACATTATTAATGAATATGCTAAAAATATCTTTAAGGTTGATGAATCGTTGATTTTGAGCGGTGATACAGATTCTCTCTACATTACTATTCAGCCTATCTTAGATAAGCTTAAGATACCTCTAACTATTGACGGTACTATTAATCCAAAAGTTCACACTATTGTTGATTCAATTGATAAACATCTCGGGGAAAAGATTCTTGATTGGGCCCGAGAGGAGCTTAATTCAGCCGATCCTCGATTTGTCTTTAAGAGAGAGGCAATCGCAGACGTCGGTACATTCTTAATGAAGAAAAGATATATTCTTCATATTCTAGACGATGAAGGTGTAGCTACAAATAAGTTTAAGTATGTAGGAGTAGAATTAGCTCGATCAACTACTCCAAAACAAGTTAAAGCTATTATTCAAAAAACTATTGAGACTGCTTTTCTTACTAAAGATGTTAAAAAGACAAACGAAGTATTCAGAGAAGCTTATGACTTGTTTAGAAATCTTGATGTGTCTGAAGCGTCTTTTAGAAGATCAGTAAAAGAACCAGACAAGTATTCAGCTGGAGCGTCATTAAACAAATTTAATAAAGGTACTCCTTGTCACGTTAAAGCGGCTCTAGCCTATAATTTCTTACTTGAGAAAATGAATCTACAAAACAAGTATGAAGTAATTCGTTCCGGTCAAAAAGTAAAATATTTCTATGCGTCTAAAAACGTTTACGGTTTAGATGCTTTAGCTTTTGTAAGTGAATTTCCGAAAGAGTTTAAAGATATTAAAATTGATTATGATAAGATGTTTGGTAAGATTGTAACACCCCCTATTGAAGCTGTTTATGAAGCTATTGGTTGGCATTTACCGGTTATCGGTAAAGAGGTACAGACAGATTTATTTGAACTCTTCTCTTGATTAACAATAGATAGAACCGATAATTCTTATATATGAGCGAACTACAGAAACGTTTAAAGGAAGAGACATCTTCTCTTCATAGTGAATCAGAGCAGCATCCTTTAATGAAGTCATTTGTAGATGGGTCTTTTAAGAAGCAACATCTTCTCGAGCTTTTGATTAATCTTGTACCTGTCTATCAAGTAGTAGAACAGCGTCTTATCTCGAAAGAAATTATCGATAACCCTGATCTTAAGAGAAGTACACAAATTCAAAAAGATATTGATAAGCTTATTGTAGATACAGGTATTACAACTTTGAAGGTTAGAGAGATAACAGAAAATTGGGTAGCTTCTTCTTGGAAAAAGAATATTTACTTACTAAAAGCTGACTTCTACCTTAGATGGTTAGCAGATTTTTACGGAGGTAGAATTCTTGCTAAGTCTCAAGAACCTTATAATG